GCCTGCAACATCGCCTGTATGAGTTGCATTAGTTATTTTTAAGTTATTGATAGCTACATTAAATAAAACTGTGTCTAAATCTATTGCTTGATTTAAAGTAATATTATTTAATTTTGTATTGTTTGTGGTTGTTAATAATTTATATGTTGCTGTTTCTGATATATCATCTAATGTAATCCCTCTAGTTTCCGCTTGGTTGCTTGAATTTCCTATAAAGACATTGCCTAGATTTAAATTTGGAACATCGTTTGTTCTTCCTGCACCACCTACCTTAATTGATCCGCTAGAAGCATGAACTCGCTGCACCTTACCAATATTTTGTATTTTTGCTGACTCTCCGGCAGGTTTAATATTTGTTAAAGCTCCAGAAGTTGAGATATATAAAATATCACCTAGAGTAAAACTACTTGTGTTTAATCCTGCCAAAGTTCCAAAAGTAACTACATTGACAGTACTATTGTTAGAAGCTGTATCTTTAGCCAATCCAAAGCATGGCATTTTATTTGAATCGTCCGCATCTGCTATTCCTACTATTGGCTTATTGCCTGAAACATCAAAACTAGATATATATAATGGGTCACCTTTCGTTATATCTTCTCCTGCTTTTGCTTGAAACTCTGTTGCTCCTCGCAAATCTCCTATTAATGTTGTAGCTTCAATTTCTCCATTAATATTTATATTACCTGTACCAGTAATATCACTAGAGTTTAAATCTAAATTACCTCCTAGTTGTGGGGTTGTGTCTTCTATTACATCTGCTAATTTTGTATCTTGTAGCAACTTTCCTTGATTAGCTGATAGTGGTTTGTCTATGTTAGTTGAAACTAAATCATTAATTACATCAGTTGACTTTAACATATTTGTTAAATCTCCTAACCTTAACCAACTTGAACCATCGCTATAATAAAGCCCTGCGTGTTTTTTATTAATAAAAGCAACTCCAGAATCTTTTAAAACAATATAAATATCATTTGCACTATTTATAGCAGAGGGTAATTGAGAAAAATATTCTACCTCACCACTTATTAAAATCTGTGCTGATAATTGCGATTCTGTAATTCCTTTGCTTAATATTCCCATTTTAAAATAATATTGTTGCTACTTCATCTTTAGTAAAGACATCGCCAGTATTACTATAATCATCGTCTAAGTGATTTGTTTTAAATTGTATAACAACAGAAGCACCATTCCAATTTGAACACATTGCTTTTATTCTCATAGTTGGGTCTTTATCAACCGTGTTAGTATCTTGAATAAATAATTTTATATTAGAAGAAGGAGTACCAACTATTTTAAATTTTAATTTTTCATTTTTATTACTGTTAAATAAAAACTCTGCTCCAGATTCTGCACTGTCTATAACTTTTTTATATGTACTCATCCTTATTTATTCAAATTTAACCAAATTATTACGAATCTCTTACACCGCTACTAAAAGCAGGACTAAAAGCAAGAGACAAATTCCAATCTATTAGATTGATTTCTTCTATTGTCTGTGCATCGTTTATTTCTTTTATTTTCGTAGCTTCTTTGTTATACACTAAACTTCTTTGTGTAGCAATTATGCCTACAAGATTTTTTAAATCATTTACTGTCATTGTAACTGAATTACCACCAGCATCTAACCAATTATAATTATCTTGATCTAATATTATTGCTCCAGTCATGTTGCTTACTGCTTTTTCGCTAGATATAAAATCTTTATTGTTATAACTAACATTTAAATATAAGTCTATTTCTTTAGCTTTTTTTATTTCTGCTATTTTATCTTTTTTAGCGTTCTCAAGTAATTCTGCTGGCGTAAATTCTGGATCAGGAGTATTACCCTCCGCTATCCAATCTTGAACCTTTTTATAATCTGAATTAGTTGAATCTTTAGGTACTGTTGTTGATCCGTTTACTAAGTAACTATTTTCTAAATCTTTAACTGTTTCTATGTTCATAATTTAATTATTAAAGTTCTGCATTAGCTATCCAAGATGAGTCAAAATGTCTAGTAAATCCAGACCCACTAGGACTGATATTTATTTGAAACGAATTAACACTAACACCCGCACCTGTTGCTATCGTAGATATGTTAGTTGCATTTTGAAGAGTTACAGACATACTGGCTAAAGCTCTTTTACTTACTTTGAAGTTTTGATTATAAACTAGATTACTACCATCAGTATCTCCAGAAAAGCCAGTCAACCCAGTTTCATAATACCTATAAGATAAATTTTCTTCTTGCTGAATACTCCTTTTTTCAAATTCAGTTGCTACGCTTCCAGCTTCAACTTGAACACTCGCAATTCTAAAATCATTTGAAACATTATCACAAGCATTGACTTGATTAGAGGTTCCAAAATAATTTCCTGTTTGCCAAGATCCAGCTGTAGTTTGAAATGTTGACCCAGTAGCTAGAAGGAATGCAACATGTAAACCGATACCATTATTATAATTCCAAGTACCAGCACTAGGGGAAGATGAAACTGTTATTGTTTTATATTCCCATGTATTCGCTGAATTAATAGTATATTCTGCAACATAACTTCTATCAACACCAGTATTTCTAAAAGCTGCACAATATGTTCCAGTTTTTGTAGCCTTTACCCAAAATGATAAAGTAAAAGTTTTTTGTGCTATTGCTTGAAAATTATAACCCTCTATTTTTTGTTCTATTGCTGCATAATCTCCAGCCCCAATTGAAGAGTCAATCGTTGTGCAATCAATAAGTAGTGAATTTGGAATATATCTTCCTGCTTGTGTTACTGTTGGAACATCTGAATTTTGCGATATATCGTGAACCATTGCACCAGATTTTATATATCTAAAACGATCTAATGTATATGTATCGTTGCCAACAGAAGTAAAAGAAGTTCCTCGTTGTGCTATTTCAAAGTCTCCGTTTATTATTAGGTTTTTATTACCTTTTTGCTTAACTGCATCCCTTAAAACAAAATCAGTACCATCATAAATAACTTTTACATATTGGTTTATTGGTAAATCACCAAATCCAATATCTAATTTAGAGCCTGCACCATCATATTTTTTAATGTCTTTAGCACCTATTGCACTAACATTCAAGGTTGATGCTCCTGTATTAGTTGCATTAACTTTTAGGTTAAATTCCATACCTGTCGCATAAGCTGTAATAGCAGGAGATGGGTTAGCTGTGTAAGTATCTGCTGAACCTCCAAGAGTTCCTAAAGTTCCGTATGAGTTATCTTGCACTTGACCTAATGCGATTGAGTCAGTTCTTGCTGAACCATTGGCAATCCCTGTTATTTTCTTACTATTAAAAGGTATGTTGGCTGTGATTGTTGTTTGACCGTCTTTTGCTATTGAGTTTGATAAACCTGTTGCAAGTCCGTCAAATTCTCCGTCCATTCTTGAAGCTTCGATGTCAATTCCATTTCCTGCATCTGTTGTCCAGTTGTAAATTCTATTAAATGTTCCTGATCCGTTTCTTGGCATAATTTTATAATTTATTTTCTAGGTTATGTAAAATTAGTTTAAAAGTCAATTACAATCCCACCTTTTTAAAGCTAATCCTTTTCTAGTTAGTTTTCCATTTTTAGAAGTTGCTCCTTTCATTCCTGACATTCTAGCACAAAAAGACTTTCTTCTTCCTGCTGCTGTTTTACTTTTGCTTGCTTGCTTAGCAGTAACAGGTGCTTTTAAATTGCTTCCAGTTGCTTTATTATATTTAGCTCTACCTTTAGCTGTCAATCCTCCTTTTTTGGATTTTTCACCTCTTCCTATTGATAAATTAACTGATTTCTTTCTCATTTCTTTTTGTATGGTTTAGCTGTTTTTTTAGCTTGTTTAAATGCTTTCGCTGTTGGTGCACCTTTAGCACCCTTTTTTCTCATAGTTTCACCGCTACCAGCTTTTATTCTTTTTCTTTTTGCGTGTATGTTTGCATATAATCCCTTTGGCATAATTTTATAATTTATTATTAATCATTTTGCAAAGCTTGAGAACCTAATAACTCTGGTCTTAAAGACCTTACAAAATCTTTTAATATTCTTTGTTGTGTTTTACTTTGTTCTTTATTTATTATATTCTGCAATGCTTCAATTCCTTTTTCTCTATTTACTAATATTTCTGCGACTTGTTTTGCATTTTTTTTATTAAGTCCTGCAGCTCTGTTTCTTAAAGCATTTACAGTTACTCTTAGCAATTCAGTTTTACCTCCTCTTGCAACCTCCGCACCACTTACTATTTTATCTAATACATCGTCTTGAGATAAATTAAAGTCTGATCTACCACCTCCTAATACTTTAAATCTAGTATCAGCCGCCGCTATCTCTTCTTGCATTCTCTTTTTAAAATCTGTAAATTTCTTTCCATCTCCTAAAGCTGCTTTTATTTTATCTACAATACTTAAATCATTAAATATCTTTTTAGCAGGATCATTACCTATTGAAGTATTTCTAACCACTCTATCTAACCCCTCTCTAAGCCCAATTCTAAAAGCGTCTTTCTCTGCAACACTCATTTCTTTTATCATCCTTTTTACTTGTTCGGCAGTTATTCCTTTTTTTACTATATCTAAACCCTGTTCTTGTGCAGTTTGCATTGAAGCAAAATCACTAAATACTTGTCTAGCTTTTTTATAATCTGGATTGAGTTGGTCAAGCTTACTTACTAACTCTTTTTTAATTTTAAATAATATTTTGCTCTTTTCTCTTTTTCCTTGTATGATTGCTTTTGCCATCTTATCACCTAACACTTTTTTAACAGCGTCAAGCATTACTATTGAGTTGTCAGGAATTCCTTTGCCAACAGCCTTAGACTCTTCATAAATCTTTTTTAAATTTTTTATTTCCTTTGGTGTATGTCCTGCACCTATTATAACTTCTTCCTTTGGAGGTATAAAGTTTAAAAAATCTTCAAAACTTTTAAATTGCTTCGCTTGCTTTACCAAAGGGTCTTTTATTTTACTTGGTGGTGGTCCTAACCTATACTCCTTTCTAGCATCCGCAATATCTAGTACTATCTTACGGAATAGTTCTTTATTTTTTTTTATATTTAAAGTTGTGCCTTGATCGAATGCTTTTTTGTACAAAGGTGATGCCATTTCGCTTCTTGCTTTTGCCAAATCGTCTATATTACCAAAATAAGCCCCTACTGGTGATATATCTTTTGACAATTGCTCACTAACTCTCTTTACTGCTCCAAAACTTCTTTGATCTAATGCATCGGTAACTACATCTTTTGCTTGTGGTAATTTTGCGATGCTTCTTGTTAATCCTTTTACTTCATCTCCTGCTACATCTGGAATAACTGAAATTTTACCTTCTTGTAATTTATCTAATATTGGTTGAGCATCTTCTGGTCTTATGCCTTTTGCAAGTATATCTTCTGGCTTGGTTGCTACAAATTGCCTTTTTACTAATCCTGCAGTGCCTTTTATTGTTTTGCCTGCACCAAGTAAAGCTCCACCAGTTAGACCGCCCAACCCTGCACCTAATGCTACTTGCTCCACTCTTTCTTTTGCCGTTCCTTTTTCTGTCGGTTCTATAAGTTCTGCTGCTGCACCTCCTGCTATACCTCCTCTTATTAATCCCATGCCCGCACCTACTGGTAAAGCTGGTGCAATACCTCCTATAAAACGCCCTACCTTTCTTGCTGTTGGATCATCTTTTTCTAATTCTTTTTCTTTAGCTACTTGTTGCCCTATCTTTCCTGCAAATTCTTCTTGTCCTAATAGTTCAGCTCCTAATTGTGTTGCACCTACTGCCGCCCTGCCTAATCCTTCAGTAAATCCTGCTAACCCCTCTACTGTCGCAGTTCCTATTTTAGAGAGTAAAGATTTATCTTTTTGAATAAAATCTTCTTGACCACTTAACAACCCTCTATTAATCAATTTTTGTGTCAACTGCTCTTTGGTAGTACCTTCTGGCACATTTTTAATTATTCTTCCATCTGGCAATCTTATATCAGGCATTATAAATTATTAAAATCAATTATATTACTATCCTCTTTAGAAATTCCTTCTAATTTCTTTTCTTCTTTTATACCTAATTTTTTATTAAAATCAGATAAAGTATACTTTTTACCTTTCCAACCTTTTAAAGTTCCTTTTTCTTCAAAGTATCTTGAAGCACTTTCTTTTGATCTTGCTGCCTTATCCATCTGTTCAATTAAAGAGTTTACTCTTTTAGCATTTTCTTTTTCGGGTAATCTTTCATCATAAGCCCTAGTTATTAATCTCTCCCCCTCTTTTTGTGTGAATTGTGCACCAAGAATTAATCTTAAATTTCTTTGAACAACTTCTTCAACTCTTTGTTTTGTAGATAATGCATCTGGGTTTGTAAATGCTAATATTGTATCTGGTACAAAACCGAATCCAGGACCCGTTAAATTTTTCTTACTATTTAAAAGGTCATCGCTTACTGCTCTTAATTGTAACATTTGTTTTTTAACGTCTGCATACCCTCCTTTTGCTCTAAAATCCACATATTCTTTTGCAAACTCTTTGTCGGCTGCTTTTTGCCCTTCTGATAATTCTAAATCTTTAGCTTTACCCTCCTTTACCTTACTTCTTAATGGTTCGCCTTGTGTAGTTTTTATTGGTTCTGCTGTTCCAGTTTGTGGATCAATCCTTACAAAACCCCCTTCGCCCTCTCTTATATCATATTTTGGTGCGGCAGGTGTAGTTAGTTCAGATTTAATAATTTGTTGAACAAGAGCATCTTGACTTGCAGGAGACATTAAGTCAGCTAAGTCAGGAGATAATCCTTGTTTTTCTAGCACTGCCCCCATCTTCTGTTTTCTCAATTCTTCTTGTTGCATTAGTTTATCTCTAGCTTTCTTTTCAGCAAAAGCACCTATTGCAGCAGTTCCTAGTTGTGCCGCTAATACTCCATAACCACCTCGAGGATCAAAACCTTCTCCACTTACTGCAGATTGTGTTATTTGTCCTGCTCTCGCTAATTCTTGTTCTAGTAGTTTTCTATTTATCGCCATATTCTTTTTTATTTATAATATAAGGTATAACATCAATTTTGCTGTAATCTACCATATAATAACCATCTTTTTTACTAACTGCATCAGGATTAATTTTTAACACCTCTTGAGCCATAGTTCCAATATGGTTTGGAGTTTTTGATTCTTCACCAATATAACTAAATTGATAAATACCTAAACCACTTGGTGATTCTCCTAATTTATGAATATTTTCTTTTAGTCTTTCGTCAGAAAAAGCCGATATACCAGCACCACCAAGATTTCCTAAAGCCCCGATCATTGCATTTCTTTTGTCTGCCGATCTTTGTTTTCTCATTTGTTCGCCTTCAAAAGCTCTGTTTAAACCAGCCTGCTCCGCACCAAACAAATCTAATCCACTAAATTGAGGTTGGAATTGTCCAAAACCTACACCTCCTACCTGTGCATTACCAAGTAAGGATGCTAATTCGTTAAACCTTGCCGATCTTTGAGCCTCTGCTGTCTGTACTGATTCAAAAGATAGTTGTTGCAACTGCCTACCTTGTGAAGATTCTAATCTGTTCAATTCTCTTGCGTATGCCTCACTGCCTGCCGGAATGCCTCTATCTGCCAAAGATTGCTCTAGTTGCTCTCTTTGTTCTGTAAAAGCTGGCTCTAGTAGTTGTCTGCCTTGTTCAAATCTTGCCTCAGGATCTGTATCAGATAATTCTACACCCTGTAATTGTTCTGATAAACTTCTTGCTAATGCCTCCTGTCTTCCTCTTTGTCCTGCTTGAAATTCTGATTCTTCGATTCTTATAGTATTTGTTAAGGGGTCGTATATTTGTTTTCCTCCTGGACCTTCAATATTAGGATTATTTAATAATAAGTCTTTTTGCTGTTCTGGTGATAAGTTCCTAAATAAATTAGCTGTCGCTATCTGTTCTCTACTGAGACCCGCTAAAGATGTTGATCCTTTTTTTCCTTTTATCGCCCCTCCTATACCTGTTCCTCCTTTTCGTGAAGCTGCCCCACCTGCTAAAGCAGCAGCCCCTAAACCTATTACTGCAGCTGTTGAAATTGCCATAATTAAATAATTTTAGTTAAATTTACCATTCCTTTTTCTGTATTGCTGTAACCACTATCTATCAACTTTCTGATAAGTGATTCATTTTTTACAGAAGAGAATAAAACATTAAAACCTTTTAGTTTTGCATATTTACTTGCAAAATCTACTAAATGAGTAAAACACTCTTTTCTCTCTTTTTTGCTAGCTTGTTTATTAACAACAAACCATTCTAATAATAATATATTAGAATTTGTCTCATATAGCCACGCATTGCAAATATTCTTTTCTTTGTCTGAAATCATTATGCCAAAATCTGGTAAAGAAGCAAGTGGTATTATTGGAAAATTCCAAGATTTCCACCAGTTACTTATTTCTTCATAATACTTGCCTTTTGGTATAATTTCACTTTTCATAAAATATTATTAACTGTTACGCTATAGTCAGTTCTATACCAACTAAGCTGTTGACCATTTAAGGCAACAAAAATTTTCATACCTAAAGCTACACCTTCACCAGAAGTTACAACTAACTCGTTCCTAATTGCACTTACAGGAGACCAAGGAGACCCCCAAGGAGACCCCCAAGGAACGCCAGAGGAAACACTGCTTACATCTTGGGTTACTGCTCTTGCTCCATAATCAAAACTAATAGATGTGTTTAAAACAACATTACCATCAACATTAATTATATTTCTAAATTCATTCACTACTTTTTCTTGTGGTGAACCTAAATCAGAATAAGCAGCCTGTACTGTGCAAGGAATATTGCTCCCATTATCACTTAAACCATCATCTGCTTTCATTATAGATCCATCTTCTCCAAAATACAAACTGCTATTATACAATCCCCAAGTTCTTGCATTCATATTTGAAAACTCAAATCCTGCTCCTGTAATTGTATTTAGACCATATTGTTTGTAAGTTGAATTAGTCGCAACTGGTACATTAAAAAACAACCAACCACCTATTGAAGCCTTTGCATATAAAACAACCTCCCAACCATAATTAGAAGAATAAAAATTAGCAGAGTCTAAAGCTACACCTGATAACTTAGTTTGAGAAGTTACTGCCCCACCATTCTTAAATACTTCTGAGAAAAATACAAAGTCTGTACTTGTCATTATTGCAACATCTCCACCTACTTTTATAACTGATCTAACACTCAATGGAGATCCTATTTTATATATACCTATTAAATTCCAGTTGTTAGCATCAGAAGGATCAGATCCATCATATAATATAGCAGTACCACTAGACATTATGAAAAGGGCATAATCATCAACTCCGTCTCCTCCATCGTGATTCCAAGTTGCCATAGCAATTAAATTACCCCCATAAGGAGCTATACCAGCAAGATCAAATTTAGTAAAAGATCCTTGTATTGCGTTTGTTGCTCCGTAAAAAAAACAAGAATCATCAGTTGACCAAGTATAAAGCCTATTTTTATGAACATTGCAACCGTCTAATTCTGTTGC